AAGGAGGTCGCGCATTTGGTTAAAAGTTGTAAATGCGGAAGTGATATCTATTGGTACGAAACAGAGTGCGAGGATTGCCGAGAAGAAAGCGAAGTATCTGAATGAATACGGAAAAACATGACGCAAATGAACGGAGGTAACGCGATGAGAACAACGTACGAATACTTACCCGACGGTTTATGGGCGGTAAAATCCGACCGCGGCATATTAGGCTTCGTAAGAGCGCCGGACATCATGGAAGCGATGCGGATCGCCAACGTGGAGTTTGACGGTTATTTCTACTTAGATATCACGTCACAAATAACGATAATAAGCGAGGAGGCCCCGAATGAGCCACGCTAAAAATTGCATATTATCCGCGAAATGTACGATCGCAGACGGTCCGGAGTGCAGCCGAATGTGTCCGTCATTTATCGCGATGCACGGCTTTGACGGACGAGGAGGGCGCGTAGGAGCCGCGGGCATCCCCGACGACTATCGTAATGTGACGCTGAGCAGCTCGCCTGCTAAGACGGAGCAGGCCGCCATCTACGGGCTACTTACCGAATATGTCGCGACATTTGGACGGCAGTTTGACGGAGACGCGCCGCCTATTAAGTCGATGTACCTATTTAGCCGCACGCCAGGAACCGGCAAGACGACGACGGCCGCGGCGGTGCTGCACGAGTGGACTATCGCGCACTATATCGGATCGGTGCGCCGAGGACTCGCGCCTGCCGAGCGGCCTGCGTACTTTCTCGACGTTAACGAATGGCAAGCGCTGTATAACGGATTCACGCGGCCGGGGATACCGAAGGATGTCGCGGAGCCGCACAGTCGCGAGTATTACCGTCGGGAACAACTCGCCAAAGCAGCGCCATTCCTCGTGATGGACGATATCGGCGTGAGGGAATGTACGGAAGGATTCCGTGGAGACTTGCACGCGCTGATTAACGCGAGAGAGGCGAGTGGACTTCCGGCGGTGTATACGAGTAACATTCCGCTGGGAGATTTGACACGGATTTATGATGAGCGCCTAGCAAACCGCGTAGGAGACTTGTGCCAGGAGTTAGCGTTCAAGGGCGATACTAAGCGCGGAAAACGGTGAAAATGAAAAACGGAGTAAACGGGAGTATTCGGGAGATATCGCACATCAAGGGTATGATTTGTTTAACACATGTATAACAACATAAAATCGAATATCTTTGTCCTTTTGTATATGTAATTAGACAAAAAGGTGTAAGTTTTCAACAAGATTCCATAAAATGGCTTTCATTTTCAAAACATGTTATACAGGAATTTCGGCGGATGCGTGAGGTTGCGTAATACTAAAAGACTGTATAAAATCGGAGGTGCGTAGGAAGATATGCCCAATTACGGTGAACAGCTTCTATCGAAAGTCGTAGACGAAAACGCCGTCACATCGCTAGTCCGGTTCGGCATCGCGCGCGACCATTTTCAGACAGAGGTCGAACGTAGCGCGTACGAGTTTATCCAAGGATACGCGGCAGAAAACGGAGGTGACGCGCCAAGTTACGCGACTCTCGTACGTGAGATTCCGGACTTTACGTACACGCCCGCCGTTACCGATTCGTTCGAATTCTTATCGCGTAAGATCGCGGATAGCGCAGGCAAACGTAAGCTGCAGGAATTTTTTAACAAGGAAGTCGGCGGCCTGTTCGACACTAACGATACGGAAACTTTTGTTTCACTGTTGAAAGAGCGGATGGAATCGATTAGACTAGAGACAATGGGAACAAATGTTCGTAGTATAGGCAGGACACTCGATCAACTCCGGACGGATTTTCGCGAAGAGTACGATAAGCGAAAGGCGGGCAAGTCGTTCAAATTGTGGAAGACGCCGTTCCCGACGCTTAACGAAACGATTGGCGGCCTATATTCGGGCGATGTGTACGGCATCATGGCCGAAAGCGGTCGCGGCAAGACTTATCTGTCCGAGGTTCTTATTGACGAGCTACTCCGTCAAGGCGTGAATGTACTCGTAAAGTCATACGAAGTTAAAGCGTTTCCGTGGGTATCGCGACTATTCTCGATTATCACTGCGCGCGAAGAAGCGATGACTCATGATGAGCTAGCGGCTAAGGTAGGGCTGCCGAACAAGGCGATACTTTCCGGTAAACTTGATGAGATTGGGCCGGAAGTCGAATCGTACTTTTACGATATGGTAGACGCGATTAACCGTTACTATCCCGGCAATCTCTACCTGCAGGCGAAGGCGGACAATGGGTTGACGCGGTCGCTGGCGGACTTGGAACGGGAACTCTACGCGCAACCGAACATTGACGTAGTGGTTATCGATGCGTTTTACAACCTTGACGACTGCTACGGACATAACGCGAATAAGACGGCGGGCGGAGCGTCGGAACAGGCTGCGCGAAAGTTCGAGCGGATAATCGGACAGCACGATGTCGTCGGAATCTACACGGTCCAGGCGAATACAGAACGGCAGGAGACGGAAGACGGCGGGCATCGCGAAATAAAGCTGCCTAAGCGCGACCAGATGAAGACGACGAAGGCGCTGCTCGAGATCACGACGAACCTATTTACGTTTGACGCGGTTAACGGGGCCGGGCGGATTGGTGTCGATAAAGGGCGGAACGGCGGCGAGGGATTTACGCTGGACCTTATCGCGCTGATGGATTACGGAGTATTACGGGAATTTCCGAAAGGCGAGATGGCGGCGAGGCAGTTCGTGGGGTAGTGTAAGTGGTTCTTTTCAGGAACCATAATGCGACAAACTGTGTTGACACTAACGAACCACTGGTGTAATATACCAACTATAAGAAAGTTTAAGGTGGTTGGTAGAGATGGAAAACAATAGTTTAATAGGCGAATATCTAACTCAATGGCGCGAAGTCCATAAAATATCTCTCCGACAGTTAGCTGCGAGAGCAGGAATTAGTCATTCACAACTAAGTAAGATCGAAAACGGAAAAGCTATACCTTCCCGTAAAACAGTTGAGCATCTAGCGTATGCTACTAATATTGACAAAGATGAGCTTTTTATACTGTGCGGATACGTGGATGATGAAATAAAAGAAGAAGTAGTAGACGTACTAGATAAAATACGAGCCATCGAATACGCTATGTCTCTCAGCGCGTATAACGAAGTTGCTTGTTCAATAGAGGATACACGCTCTTTAGATGAGGTCGTCAAAGAGGCGGTTTCTCGGACATACTCGGACTTCACGTCGGATGAACTCGAATGGGCTACAAAGGAGATGCTAGCAGCGTTGTCATTATTTCGGAAGCGACTAAAGAAGGAGGCGGTCCTTTAGTGGTACGAGCATTCGACATATTGGCCGAAATCGAACCGTTCTTCCCACGTTATCATATCGCTGGCGGCCGCCTAATCGCGCCCTCCCCATTCCGATACGACCAACGCGCCTCGTATAGTCTCGACTTGGAGCGCGGTTATTGGAACGATTCTGGCGCGTCAGATCCGGAATGGGAAAAAGGCGGATTTGTACGACTGCTCTCGTTTCTTCGCAAAGAGACGATGGAGGAAACGCTGTGGTATCTCCACGTAAAATACGAAGGGCCGGACATCGCGCTCTATGACGACGAGATTACGTTGGACATGCCGGAGTTAGGCGGACAGATGGCGCGCATCAAATCGATAGATTCCGCGATACTAGAGGGCTACCGGTTCCGCCATCCGTATTTAGGCGGACGTGGGATCAGCGAGCCGGTGCAGCGATTATGCAGTATCGGATACGATCGCGATAGACAAGCCGTCACGATACCGATTTATAACGCGGACGGGACGCTCGGTAACGTTAAGTACCGGCGAACAGATTCGAAGGTGTTTTGGTATGCGAAGGGAGGCCGCCCAATCCGCGAGATGATATTCGGAATTAACATCACACATCAGCGGAAGATCCGGCGGGCGGCGATCGTAGAGGCGGAAATCTGCGCCATGACGCTAATGTCGGCGGGAATACCGGCAATCGCAACGATGGGGGCGGCGTTTACGCGAGAGAAGGCGGATTTGATTCGGCGGAGTCCTATCGAGGAGCTTATCGTTATTCGCGACCAGGACGCAGCCGGACGGAAATGGCAACGGGCGATTATCGGGGAACTGAGCGGAGACGTGGCGTTATCGATAGCTAACGTGTGCCGTCCGTACAAAGATCCAAATGAGGCCGGAACAGAACGAATAATTACATACATCACGAGAGCGCGCAAAGTACCAACGTTAAAATTCGCTATATAAAGGGAGAATTGGCCGTGAAGTACGCACTCTTTACCGTCGGGTCATCGATTGAATACTTTTCTATATTCATACTAATGTTCACACTTTTCCGGTTTCGGCTGACTGATAGGTTAGTAGTAACCTTACTTGTCTCAGTAATGATGAGTCAGGTATCCTACTTCACCCGTCTGGTTCCTGAGATTGGTTCATTATCCTCGTTCATTCAACTCGGTATTATGATCATAGTTCTTTGGGTGCTATTTCGCGTCCCAATCTTCTACTCCTTAATAATGAATGCGGCGGGCTTTATTTGCGGAGCTGCAACGCAAGGTATCGTTATCTTCCTGGTTACATTTTCCGGAGTCGAAATGAGTACGATTCAAGATAATCCGTGGATCAGTACCGCAGTGCAACTGTTATCGGTAACGGTTGTAATCGCGATAGCACGTACCATCTTTACGTATAATCTGAGTTTCGACTACGTTCCCGTATCTCATCGCGCCAGGGTTAAAATTAAGGGGACAAACGCGATCTTAATGGCGGTGATATTGACGTCACTCTTTATAACTATCATGGCGGCATCCCTACTAAAGGGGAACTACGAAGAGTATGTTTTCGTAGCCAGCGCGACGTTTCTCGTAGCAATACCGTTATTCTTGTACTACTCGCGAAGGAAGGACGATGAGGATGCTTCTTGACCGCATATCCACGGGATTACACAATCGCATGCAGGATGCTGGCGTAGAAGCTCCGTCGGCCGCCGTCATTAAGTACGCGCTGAGTATAATTTTTAACACGGTATCGGCGTCGGCCCTAGCGTTAGTCGTCGGCATTTTTACGAGGAGTCTCGCAGACACAGCGATAGTTATAGTAGCTTTCGGAAGTTTCCGATACGTGTCAGGTGGGTACCATCTACCATCTAACGTGTGGTGCGTCGTGCTATCCGCCGCAATTCTAGCGACTATTCCGCACATTCCCGTTAGTCAGACGGTCGTGTACGTACTGACTATTATCTCATTGATTGTGACGCTGCTATACGCGCCATCTAACTACGACAAATACGCAAGGATGCCGGAGCGTTTTTATCCGCTGCTAAAGGGGATTGCTGCACTTTTTGTGGCGTCAAACTTCCTAATGGGCTCCGAGCTACTTGCGATTACATATATAATTCAGGCGGGGTTGTTGCTGATAGAGGAGGTGAGGGCGAAGTGAAAAAGAAGGCATATAAACTGCTTGCTACTGTTTTAATCGGTGTGGCGTCGGTTTTTGTACTAATGGGATCGTACTTCTTTATCAATAAACCGGAGATGCCGGAAGAGTTGCGGAAATAGGAGGGGACGTCGTGATAATGCCTGTAGTGAAACGATACAACAAAGACGAATTTGACATCGTGTATATCGATACGAATGATGTTTTGTATATGTTTAGCCACAAATCGAGCGTCCTGTATCAAACACGACAAGGCACTTTTAGCAAAATTTCGACGTTTGAAGAGGAGGAGAGGTTTTTCCTGGAGCAAGGGTTCCAAAAAGTGGACAGGTGTTATCTTGTTCAGATGGAAAAGGCGGAGTTTTATGACGAGGATACGCAGAGCCTTTATTTCGATCCTTTGCCGACCAGTCAAAATTCCCTTAAAGCCCCGGTCTCCAGGACGCATAGAAAGGACATTGCAGAAGTCCCTACTACAAGTAGCTACATTTGTCAACAAAAATTGGCGAACGCGAACGGGTAACCGAAATTCTGTAAATTGTGGTAAATTACAATTATACCATTAACGACGGTATGAATTACAGAACATTTCGTCCGGACGATTTATTCTTGACAAATGGTTGTTGCTATGATTTCTATCAAAGTGTAGAATCTTACGGAGGGCCGCGCGCTTATCCCGGCAACCACTCGTATAAATCTCTTGGGCTGACGCGTAACGCATCAGAGAGGCTTACGGCCAACTCCAGCGACATCTGGCGGCGACGTCCGGTTGTGTAAAACGAGATAGTACGCTCGTCCACTCCGGATATCTCCGCAAGGTATCGCTGGGTCCACCCACGTTGTTTGAGAATGGCGGGAATGAGGCAGCGGCCAACCGTAACAGACATCGGTGGACCTCCGCGAAAACAGTTGTCAAAATTATTTTAGCATAATTTTCCGGAGTTGTCCCAATTCATGTGGTACCGAGCACATATAACTATTATAAGGCGATGAGGAGTTGATCAGTTGGACAAGGAAC